TAGCAGAAATCATTTGATTGAACGCGATATGATTTTTCATAGAGATGATAAAGTGATGAAAGAATTATATTCTTCGAAAGATCAAGCCTTTAAGAACAATGATTTTAAACCGTTAAAAGATGATAAATGGAATCCTGGTGATATTTGGGTATCAGAAAAAGGTTTTAAAGTAAAAGAACTTGATACATCAACAGTTGAAAGCTTTAATGATGATATACTCGATTTATATCTTCAAAAGAGACTGGTTGGTATCTCATTGAAGAAAGTCGCAAAGAGTGTTAAGGGTGTTGAGAAGAATATTGAAAGACCACCTCTAACATCTGATTATAAATTTAGTGGTGGTCATATCAAAGCCATTGCAAGAGGTGAATGGTACACATCTAAAGCAAATTATGTAACCTTTATGGGTGGACAGATTGATCTAAGAGCTAATAGTGCATTTGGATCACATAAAGCAGAGATTAAAGGTAAAGGTGCTCGTGGAGGTGGTGCATCTTGGGGTGTGATGCAAGATGCAGCAAAGAGAATCTATAAGAAGAGATTGCCTAAAAATAATGATCTCAGAAAAGAGGCTAAAGCAATAGCAGCTGGCAATTCAAAAGCAATTAATAAATTCACTGCGATGCTTCAGAAATTTGATAAAACTATTTCAAAAGAAAATGTCATTGAAGAGCTTGGTAAGATTAAGAGAAATTCTGATATATGGATTCACGGTAAACTTGGTGGTCTATATATTCTCAATCTGATTGGCGATGGTGGCAAGAAAGCAGATCAATTTATTACACAGATTGTGAATTACGCAGGTAGTTCAACATCAGATTCAAGCGCATATATAATATTAAAAGAAAAGTAATGAATCAACTAGAAGCAGCATTGAGATTCCATAGAGAGAATCAAATACCCATCGCACATAATATCTTTCGTCCACATTCAGAAAACTATTATAAGTTATTTGAATATGCTAGACAGATGAAAGAATCTGCTACGGCTCCAACATATTTGAATGAATTTGATGAATATCTTATGTCAACAGACATTGGTAAGTTTGGTCTCTACGAAGGTGAAGAAGTTCCACTTGACCATCCATTCATTAATGAAGCAGAATATAAAGGCGATGATGTAGAATTGAATAAACCTAAAAGAGGTGGAAAGAAGAAATTTTACGTATATGTGAAGAATGATAAGGGTAATGTAATCAAGGTTCAATTCGGAGATACATCAGGTCTTAAAGCTAAGATTGATGATCCCGAAGCAAGAAAATCTTTCGCCGCTCGACACAACTGTGCAGCAAAGAAAGATAAAACAAAAGCAGGTTACTGGTCATGCAATCTTCCAAGATATGCATCACAACTTGGCTTAAAAGGTGGAGGTGCATTTTTTTGGTAATATGAGTAAACCATATACAGATAAAATAAAAGGTAATACAAAGATTCGTATATTTGAATCAGATATTGAATCAGATGAACTAGTTTGGCATCGTGATCGAGTAGATCGTGTTATTACAATATTAGAGGGTGATGGATGGATGTTTCAGATGGATAATGATATACCAAAATTGTTAGAAGCTGGTGATATTCTTAATGTGTCTAAGATGGAATATCATCGTCTCTATAAAGCAGGAACTACACCACTTAAAATACAGATAGAAGAGCCTATGAAAAAGTTTAAAACATTCTGTGAGGAACAAGAACTCGAAGAAGGTTATGCAATTGATTTAACACCTTGGCAATTCTCACATCGAGGACAACAACCTAAGGGCGAAGGAACATGGGCATTTGACTATAAAGCATCTTTAGATTCTGGTGGAATGATTGGAATGCAACAAGATACATTCTTTTCAAAAGCAATGTCAACATATAAAAGCGCCGTTAAACAATTGACCAAATTTCTAAAGAAAGATTTGAAAGTAAAACCAAAACAAGTTGAAATTAAATTGGCACCATAATGATATCATTTAAGACATTTATAGCCGAAGCGACATCGAGTAAGAATACTCACATGACACACTTGGAAGACCGAGTGATTTATGGTGGTGTTAAAGGTGCAAGAGAAGCCATCTTTGCTTTAAGAGCAATGAGAGATATGTTGGCAGGCAATAGTAATGAGAATTATGATGTTACTGTAAAATGGGATGGAGCACCAGCAGTGTTTGCGGGTATCGATCCAAGTGATGGTCAATTCTTTGTTGCCAAGAAAGGCATCTTCAATAAAGATCCTAAGGTATATAAATCAGAGGCTGATGTTCGTGCTGATACATCTGGTGATCTTGCTGAGAAATTAGTAGTTGCCTTTAATGAATTGAAAGATCTTGGTATTAAAGATGTGATTCAAGGTGATATCATGTTCACAAAGGGTGATGTTGCAAAGGAATCGATTGATGGAGAATCTTACTACACATTCCAGCCAAACACAATTGTTTATGCTATTCCTGTTAAATCAGATTTAGGTAAACAGATCGCTAAGGCAAATCTTGGAGTTGTATGGCACACAACTTATAAAGGTAAGGATTTTCATTCAATGAAAGCATCCTATGGTGTTAATCTAAAAGGTTTAAAGAAGAAACCTTCAATCTGGTATCAAGATGCTGAATATAGAGATGTGACAGGTAAGGCAAGTTTATCCGCTACCGATACAAAACAAGTGAATGATGCATTGAGTAATGCAGGTAAAATCTTTCAGAAGATTGCGAGTTCGACACTCAAACAGATTCAAGATAATCCACAACTTGCTGGTCAATTCGAAACATTTAATAATAGTCTTGTTCGAAAAGGTGAAAGAATTGGTTCACCAGCAAAGCATGTGAATGATCTTCTCATTTGGTTCAAAGATAGATTTGAGAAGGAAAGAGCAAAGAGAAAATCGCCAAAGGGTAAAGAAGGTGTTGATAAGAAGGAACAAGAATTGATGAGATTCTTCTCAAAAGAGAATAGAAAGAACCTTCAACTTGTATTTGAGCTTCAGAATGCTATTGTAGATGCTAAGCTTCTTATTATAAATAAACTTGATAAGGTAAAACAACTTGATACCTTTGTTCGTACTAAGAATGGTTTCAAGGTAACAGGTTCTGAAGGATTTGTTGCTATTGATAAGACTACTTCTGGTGCAGTCAAATTAGTTGATAGATTAGAATTTTCAATGAATAACTTCAGCAAAGATGTAATAAAAGGCTGGGAAAGATAAAGATATGATTAAAGGATTTAAACAGTTTAATGAAGAAAACTCAAAATCAGTTGTGTTCACATTTGGACGCTTCAACCCTCCGACCCGCGGGCATGAGAAACTTCTGATTAAAGTAGCTAGTCTCGCTATAGGGAATGACTATAAAATATTTGCGTCTCAATCAAATAACCCAAAGAAAGATCCTCTTGAGTATAAAGAGAAGGTTATGTTGATGAGAAAGATCTTTCCAAAACATGGTCGCAACATCATCTATGATAAGAAGATTAAAAATGCAATTGATGCACTAGTATATCTTTATAATGCGGGTTACACAAAAGCCACAATGGTAGTTGGTGCTGATAGAATTTCAGATTTTAAATCTCTATTGAACAAGTATAATGGTGTTAAGGCTCGTCACGGCTTTTATGATTTTCCAGAAGGAATTTCAATTGTGTCTGCAGGAGATCGTGATCCAGATGCAGATGATGTTTCTGGCATGTCTGCTTCTAAGATGAGAGCAGCTGCTATTGAAGGTGATTTTCAATCATTCTCAAATGGTCTTCCAAAATCCTTTGGTGATAAATTAGCCGTATTCAATCTTCTTAGGAAGAGAATGGGTTTGAAGGAGATGACTAATTTTCGTAAGCATATTGAATTAAAGACATCAAATATTCGTGAGAGATACATTGCTGAAGAGGTATTCCTTGTTGGTGATCGATTCTTAAACTTAAGGGGCGAGATTCATTCAGTTGCAGAAAGATGTACAAACTATATCGTAGGCTCAGATGACAATAAATATTTCCTTAATAAGATTGTCGAAGTAAAACAAGATAAGGATATTAAGGATAGGAAAGGTTCTCAACCCGCAAAGTATTTTGCAAAGGATGCTGAAGGAGATGAGATGGCAAAGTCCACTAAAGCAAAGAGAGCAGCACACTTTAAGAAAGGTGCCGCAAAATCTGATGATGATCCATCTGCTTATAAGGCAGCTCCTGGTGATGCATCTGCTAAAACAAAACCTTCGAAACATACTAAGAAATTCAAAGATATGTTTGGCGAAGATAAGAACCCTATCATTGATGCCGAAGATAATGTAGAAGAGGGTGTAGATGATCCTGCAATCTTTAAAGCCGTATTCCTTGCAGGTGGCCCAGGCTCTGGTAAATCATTTACAGTGGGTAAGACAGGTCTCGGTGCTCTAGGATTTAAATTGGTGAACTCTGATCCTGCCTTTGAAAAAGCAATCGAAAAAGCAGGTGGAGTGATGGAGCCAGAATTTATCTTCTCTCCAAAGGGACAAGAGGTTCGTGCAAAGGCAAAGTCTTTAACTGCTAAACAGATGAGTCTTTACATTCAGGGACGACTCGGCTTGGTGATTGATGGAACGGGCAAAGATTATGAGAAGATTAAAAAGCAAGCCAACAAACTAAAAGAAATTGGTTATGATGTAGGTATGATTTTTGTAAACACTGATCTAGAAACTGCTGTTAAAAGAGATTCAATGAGAAGTCGAACACTCGGTCCGAAACAAGTAAAGATTATGTGGGACGGTGTTCAGAAGAATATTGGTAAATTCCAGTCATTCTTCAAAGATAACTTTGTAATTGTGGATAATTCCGAGGGTGCCAATTGGCAGAAAGCAACAACTGATGCTTATAAGAAGATGATTAAGTTTGCTAATGCAACTCCAAGAAATAAGATTGCGAGAGATTGGATTAAGCAACAACTTGGTGAAGTATATGAAGATGTTAAGACAGGTATTCAAAAGAAAGCAGAAAAGACTGGTATTTCTTATGCTATTCTCAAGAAGGTATTTGATCGGGGTGTAGCGGCATGGAGAACAGGACATCGCCCTGGCACAACTCCAGAACAGTGGGGATATGCTAGAATCAATTCATTTGCTACTGGTGGAAAAACTCGAACAACCGCTGATGCTGATTTATGGAAGAAGCATAAGGGCATGAAAGAATCTGAATTCAAGTCACATTGGATGTATGATCCAAAGACTGGTGAAAAAGAATGGGCTGAAACTGAAGATGATCACAATCGATTAAATGATAAAGGTTGGGTTCATGAGAAACCTGTCAAAAAATAAATGATTACCAAAAAACAATTAGATTCAATCGAAAGATTTGCCGACAAACTTTGGGGTAAGGTTGGCCTAGATGTTGAATTCACTCGACATTTCCTTGATAGATTGAATGATTCTCGTAATAAAAAAGATATCACACCGGCAGAGATACAAAGACTATTTAAACAGTCATATCGTAGATACGGTAAGAAAATAGCCTCACTTGGTCAAGGGGCGCAGGCCGTTATCAATGATATGGAAACAGATATTAATATGCCATTTGTTCTACAACTAGATAAGAATGGTGAATTAGATTTGGTAGCAAAGACTGTTATGAGGAAGAAAGATTTTAAAACAACTAATCAAAAATTTACAGTAGAAAGTGGTGCAGGAGAAGAAGGTACAAAACAGCTTTCTTATAAATATAGGAAAGATACACCAAAACAATCAATCAATGGGAAAACTGAATCTAATATGAAAAGACAAAATTTTATACCTAAAGCGATCATCGATGAAGATGTGCCAGCTTTTATGGGAGCTTTGGCACAAGCTGCTAAAGATGGTAAGAAAGAATTTGAATTCGGCGGAAAGACCTTTAAAGTCAAGCTGAAGAAAGATGTGGTTGATAAGATCACAAAGAACATGGATGAATCAGAAGATCTCGATGATCTTTTCATTGATGGCATTATTTCGGATTTAGTAGAAGCTGCAGCCGCAGATTATGCTAAACTCTCTGATTCAGATTTAAAAGATTTATTTGACATCTTCAAAAACGTTGGACGTTCTGCTGCTAAGCCAGTTATTTTAGCCATCAAAAGAGAGATGCAAAAAAGATCAATGAAAGAAGATATTGATCTTGAAGAAGATTCATTCGATAAATTAGCTAAGAAACTCGGCCGCATAAACCCAGAAACCTTAGGAGATGTTCTTAAAGGAAAGATTAAATTAAGCCCTGCAGAGAGAAAAGAATTTGATGCATTTATGAAAGGCGCTAGAAAGATGTTCGCTAGTGAATCAACTGATCTTGAAGAAGCTGATGGTTGGATAGCAATCTTTAAAGGAAAGAAATTAGAGATCACGAAAAAAGATGCAAAAGACCTTTGGGGCGCAAAACAATTTGCAATCAATAAGCTTAAAGTTCCAAAAAGTAAACAAGGACTTCTTGCAATCAAACCAGCTTATAACGAATCAAATGACCTTGAAGAAGCAACTGAGCTTGAAGAAGCAGTCAAATGGTGGACAGTTACTATTACTAAGAAAACTGGTAAACTCTTTAAAGGACAAACGGTTGATGTGAAAGCAAGTAACTCTGCTCAAGCTATTAAGAAAGGTCTTAAGCAAATGAAGGCTGATCCAAATACAGTACCAAGCGGAAGTGTAGATGCTGTACTAGGAGAATCAGTTGATCTTGAAGAAGCTGTTAAATGGTGGACAGTTACAATTACTAAGAAAACGGGTAAACTTTTTAAAGGTCAAACAGTTGATGTGAAAGCTAGCAATAGCGCTCAAGCTATTAAGAAAGGTCTTAAGCAAATGAAGGCTGATCCAATGACAGTTCCAAGCGGAAGTGTAGATGCTGTATTAGGAGAATCAGTTGATCTTGAAGAAGCAACTCTTCCATTTAAAGAATTGGAGAAGGCTTGGATTAGAACAAAAGGTAACCAGAAGAGAAGAGAAAAACTTATTAAGAAACACAATCTCAAGCCTCTTATTTCTAAGGTGAGACCTGGTGCAATCAAACTCGGTCCTCTCAATAATCTTAAAATGAAGACTGGTAATTATACTATGGCTGGTCTAGATGCTGATGGCGAATTAATCTTTGTAACCAACAATCCTTTAAAAATTCGTTACCCAAGTAACATTAAAGATAGACCTAAGGGTGAAGAGATGAAAGAATCTGTTTCACTTGAAACACTTCGTCTTCGCAAAGTAATTCAATTGTCTGTAAATGAATCAGATGAAAAGTTAATTGATTCATTTATTGCAGAGTCTAATGTTGACATTTCATGGGCGCCAAGTAAAATAGTTAAAACATTCAATAAATTTACAAGAGAACTTTAATATGATTTCATTTTCACAATACTTGAAAGAGGGTGATTACCCTCTATATCACAAAACATTTACATCTGCTGCAAAAGCAGCATTAGACCTTGCCAAGAAAAGAGGATTTGAAGTTGATGAAGATGATTGGTTCAATCAAGTCTCAACCGGACCTAAAAAGCCAGGTAAGGGTAAGACCAATAGATATATTGTTAAAGTTACTAAGAATGGTAAAGAAACAAGGAAAAGACTAGCCTTTCAAGTCTATGGTATGGATTCTGGTAAGTATGAATTGAATGCTTATGTTGAATCGACGCAGATTCAAGAAGGTAAGGGTTCTGTGATTGATCAGATTAAAACAATTGTCTCAGATAAGCAAGCATCTAAGATCGGAGGAAAGATGATTGATATGCAGACAGCATCTGTTATCAGTCAGATTTATGATAAGGTCAGTGTTGCAACCAAGAAGAAGATGGAAAACGACAAGATTGAAAATCTTGTTAAAATTGCTCAGAGAGTGATGGCTAAAGAATCCACCGAGCTTGAAGAAG